GGGCCGCTGCGGGCGCTGCCATCGCGCGCTGACGCACCCCGAGAGCCTGGACGCCGGCATCGGGCCCGAGTGCGCCAGCAAGCTGGAGTGCGCGTGATGGGCATCAACGGCTCCAAGGGGCGCGCCCGCGCACTTCGCGCCATTCGCCGCGAGCGCGAGGCGCTGGCACGCCAGCACGGCATCGATCCAGCCGATCGCCGGGCTTTTGCGGCGTTCGAGTGGGATTGGAGCCGCGTCACTATGCTCGGCATCCGTGACCGCGCTCGCTGCCGCTGCGGCGGCGACAACCACGACATCATCACCAAGACGAAGGGGATATAGCCATGGAACGCGAATTCATCCGCGTGACCGCACGAAGCAGCGAAGTGCCGCTCTGGATCTGCGTGCAGCAAATTGGCGCGGTCATGGAGGATGTTTCCTACGACTCCTCGCGCGCCGAATACACCCGGCTCGGCAAAGCCGCCGTGCTGGTGCAGGGACAGTGGCTACACCTCGAGCAGAGCCACGCGGCGGTGGTCGCGCTGATCGAGGAGGCGCTCCGGTGACGCTGCACGCATGCGACAGGGGGGCACGCTGGGCGCTGCACGATGCCCGCGGCATCTTCTGCTGCTACGTCTGCCCCACCTGCGAGCGCGAGAAGCGCAGCCGGTATCGCGTCGACGTCATGACGGATCCCAACTACGAGGCCAGCGAGGCGATCGATGAAGAATAGCCAGGAAAGCCAGCGCGTGGGGCTGCTGGAGCTGCGTGCCATCGTCGCGGTGCACAGCGGGCGCGTCGAGGTGCGCGGCACTGCATGCCTGTTGCACGGGCGCGGCGCGCATGTTGCGCTTGCCGTGTGCTATGCCGGCACCGTCGACCGGATGCTGGTCAACGTCTGGGTGCGCCAGGTGATCGAGTGGGATCGTCGAGCGCGCGTCGGACCACCGGGCTGAAAAAGACGACGCGAACCTTAAAAACGCGTCGACTTCTGCAGTCGCATCGACCATTGTCCTGATGCCACGGCGATTGTGCCGGGCAAGCACGGGAAGCCCCCATGATCTACCGCATGACCCCCGCCCAGATCGAGCGCCACGCCGAACTCGCGATGGACGCGCTGGACCGCCGGCTGATGAACGGCACCCTCACACAGGTTGCTTACGACGCGGCGGTCAAGGCGCTCGACGCTGAGTGCGAGGAGTACTACCGCACGGCACAATTCACCATCGACAAGGCATACTGACCATGGACGCCGTCATCAGCCTGTACCGCGCGGCCCGGAGCAGCTACCGGGCTGCGTTCTTCGCCTACCAGCGCGCCAGCGGGCCCGACTTCTTGCCGGCGCTGGATGCCTGGATCGCCGCCGACCGGGAGGTCAAGCGGCTCGAGGCGCTGCTGGCCACCGAGCAGAAGGCGGCTTGAGCATGGCGATCACACAAGGCCCCTGGCACCACGACGGCCGCCGCTGGATCCGCAACGCCGTCGGCACCGGCGTGCTGCGCGTGCAGATCGGCGCCAACCCCGACGACGCGCGCTGCGCGGCGGCCGCGCCCGCGCTGCTGGCTGCGCTCAAGCTGGCAGAGTCCTTCATGGCTAGTTTTGAAGGTGACGAGGTGCAGGAGGGCATCGACGAGCGGCTTGCCACCATCCGCGCCGCGATCCTCGCCGGTGAGCCGGCGCTGGATGCCAGCGGCACGACCATCAACACTGGAGGAACACCATGAGCACCGAAGACCCGGGCGCGCCCACGCCTTTCGCAAAGTACAACATCGGTGACCTGTTCGCGTCCACGCGCGACGAGCCCGACGACGACCACACTGGCCGCGTGCGCGTCACGCCGGCTGGCTCCATATGGGAGGTCCAATCGATCGACCGCTACGTGTACGAGAGCGGCACCGTCTGCGCGTACACGCTAGTCTGCCCTGCGACGGGGGGCTGCATCACGCCTTACACCCGGATCGCCGGGGAGCCCTACGACCACCCGCGTGACGAGATGGCCGACTTCCTGCCGATCGACCTGCCCGGGCGGACATGGCCCACCCTGCGGCTGCAGCTCAAGGCGCTCTGCGAGGTGAAGGATGCGGTGGTGGAGACATGGGGAGAGAACGCAAACCCAGAAGTCGATACCGACACCATCACCAACGAGCTGCGAAAGGCGGGCATCCTGCCGAGTGACCAGCCGTGAACGATATCCCTCTCGCGCCCGGGCGCTGGCTGCCGAATGCGCGCTTGCGCGTGATGAACTCGGCGAACCCGGTGTGGCATGCCAGCCCCGGCAAGCTGGCGCTGGTCAGCGGCGATCGCGTGCTGGCGTCAGTGCGCAGCAACGGCCACGACGGGGCCAAGCTGCGGTGGATCCTGCAGGTGCCCGGCTGGGAGTGGGCTGCGGCCGACCAGCCCAACACCTACAACCTCGCCAAGACCTTCATGACCCGCACCGGCGCGCAGATCGAGGCCGACGACATCATCGCCAGCGCCAAGGAGTGGGAAGGGTGAAGCCGTATCGCGTCGACGTCTCTCACGGTGCCAAGGATTCCGTGGTGATGCGCTGCGGCGCCTTCGAGGCCGGCGGCATCGCGCAGCTGGCCCGGGCGTTGGTCGAGATCGGTTTGCCGGATGCGCCGATGCACGGCGGCCGTCCCGGGCGGCACGACTGGACCGCTGCCTCGCTGCACGGGCAGGCCGCCCTGGCTGTGACCGCCCAGGAGCGCGAGCAGCGGTCGCCGGATCCGCTGCACCCGGCGTTGCGGGCGGCGGTGACGACGACGGCTTTTCCGCCGGAACGCGACCTGGCCAGCTTGCGCCTGATCGTCACGGCGTGGCGCCGGGCGGAGTGGGAAGGGCGAGGTGGCAACCGGCTGGCGCAGCAGCTGGCCATCTACGATCTGGCCGAGCTGTGGCGGGTCGAGCTGGTCGGCTGGGGCGCCGACGTGAGCCTGGGCGCGGGCGGCATTCCCTGAAAGCAAACGCCGCTGCCGAGGCTGCTCGGCAGCGGCGCCGATGCAGCGCGGCCGGCGCGGCTGCGCCGGCTGCGGGAACCGATCAGGCCGCGTCCTGCGGCGCGGTGCGGCGCGACGGCGCCGGGCGGGGGCAGATGCCGACCGCGGCGCCCAGCTCGACCTTCGAGCGGATCAGGTCGTTGTCGCGCGCGATCTGGGCGGCATCGGTGGTGGGGGTGAAGGTCTTCATGCGTCGTCTCCTGTTGCGTTGAAGCCAAGGCAAGCAGGGGTTTTATAGGCTGCCGGCTTAGTGCATGTCCAGCACGTTCGGCGACAGTAGCGGGGCGGTCTAGGACCGTCCGTTGGCGAGTAGCCGTCGCCTTCACCATGTGCTCATGGCTCGCCCTGTAGTCGCCGGCCGAGGTTTCCCGCTGCCTCCACGGCAAAGTACCGCCTCGTGTCGTCTGCCAGTCCGCCCCCGAGAATCTACGACCGGCCGCCTCGTCGGGAGCGCGCGCACCGGAAGCGGCCGCACCGTAGTGCCTGCCAGGCCGCGGCGCCAGCACGGCGTGCCACAGCCGGGCACGTGGCCGGTTCTACGGCTCGGCTGGGGTGGTTGCCGCGGCCGGCGCCACCAGGCCGCCTACGGCCACGACAGGCACGGCGCCGTGCTGGAAGGGATGCGCGCCGGCTTTCCAGAACGCGCCCATCATGGTGGTGCGCAGCGACTGCGCCACCCTTTCCGCCGATCGGCGCCACCAAAAGCGGGCCCCGAAGGCGCACTCGCGCTCGATGCCGTCGTCGGCCGAGATGCAGACCACCTGCCAGTGGAACAGGCCGCGCCTGCGCACCTGGAAGTCGTCCATGTGCGGCCAGTCGACCAGCCGGCCTGGTGCTGCGTCCGTCATCACCGGGCGGGGTTCAGCAGGGCGCTGGCCGCCAGGATCACCGTGACGAGGGCGCAGGCGCCCGCGCCGGCCAGCATGGCGATCATCGCGGCAAGCCACCGCGGGGTCTTCACCTCGCCAGGTTCCCATTCGGCGGCGCAACCGCGCACCAGCTCGTCGTCCACGTTCATCCCGCCCTCCTCCTGCTGCCGCCGGCCGCCGCCTCGCGCACAGCCTTGTCGAAATACGCCAGCGTGGAGATCTCGACGTTGCCGCGCCGCTCCACAACGCGCCGGATGGTCGGTATTACCACGTCGAGCGGATCAATGCCGTCGTCCAGCCACGCGCACAGCGGGCGCCAGTCGATGTAGCGTCGGGGATCCGTGGTCCAGCCCAGGAGGTCGGCCACCCGCTCGGCAAGATCCCGCAGGATCCACGCGCCCCTGGCTTGGCGCCGCGCCCCCGTCATCGAGCGCGGATCAATTTCCTCCCCTGGTGCCAGCACAGCCCACCGATGTTCCGGATCTGCCAGCCGCGGCATCCACCGCAGCGGATCGCCGGAAGGCTCGGGGGGGATGGGGGGATAGTTGATGTGGCGCGGCGTCGGGTTGTACGGCACCTTCCAGCCCGGCGGGGGGGGCTGCTGCGGGGTGTCGCGCACCGGCTGCGGTGCTGGCGCCGGCGAGACCGCCGGCTGAATGCCGAACACCGCGTCGAAGGCTCCCGCGCAGTCATCGCCCTGGTCGCTGCCCTCTCGCACACGCGCGCACGCGCTACGGGCTGGTTTATGGGGAGGTTCTAGGGAAGGTTTGAGTCCCATGGGTGGGACTGTGCCAGTCCCATGGGTGGGACTCTGGGTGTCCCGCAGATGGGACTGTGCCGCCGCATCCACAGTCCCATGGGTGGGACTCTGCACAGTCCCATGGGTGGGACTGTGGATGGCATCCTCTGCCGCCCGATCGCGGGCCATAAGATCCAGGTCCAGTCGACGCCGACGTACCTTCGCGCCGTTGCGGTAGAGCTTCCACCCGTCGTCCACCAGGTATGCCGCGTCGATCATCTCCTTGATCGCACGGAACTGCGCGCTGCGAGAAAGCCCGGTCATTTCCATCAGCGTCTCGACGGTGCAGTAGATACCGGTGCCGTCGTCGAGTGCGTGTGTGAATAGGAATATTGCCGTCAGCTTCGCGGGGGGAGACAGTGCCTTCGGCATCGACCTGCCGAACTGCTTTGTGCGGTCGTAGTGAGACACCGACTTCGGTGCGCGCCGCGACGCTCCGTCTGCGCTGCTCACGATGTCACCGCCGCGCCATTGAAACCGCGACGGTTTTTCAGTATATCGATCGTCATGTGGCGATCTCCTCTCGCTGCTATGGGCCGGGTCGAGCGTGTGGTGCGCTCCCCGGCCCGCCCATTTTATGCCCCAAGAGCACCCGGCCGGCTACCCACCAGCCGGATCGACGAAGTGCGTTGTCTCAGCCTGCCATTTCAGCCGCACCAGCTGCGGCCGCCCTCCGCGAACCTTGTCGAAGATCGCCTCGGCCTTGCCGTACAGCCGCGACTTCTGCTCGTCGTAGTCGCGCACGCGCGCTTGCCAGGTGGCGAGCGTCTCGCCGGCCTTCTGCTCTGGCGCGTCCTTCGGCAGGTAGTATTCCGGGCGGTAGAGGAAGACGACGCTGTCGGCATCCTGCTCGATATCGCCCGACTGCCGAAGGTCTGGCAGGGTGGGCCTCTTGTCCTCGCGGTTCTCGACCGCCCGACTCAGCTGCGCCAGCGCCAGCACGGGACACCGCAAATCCTTCGAGAGCTTCTTCAGCCCGCGGCTGATCACCCCGATCGCCTGCGTCGCCCCGTCGCCGCGGCGCGCCCCGTCGACGTCGTGGGCGATGATGTGCAGATGGTCGACCAGGACCAGCGAGAGCCCGCCAAATTTCCGGTGCGCCTCCCGCGCGCGCATGGCGATCTGCTGCATGTTCAGAGCCGCTGTCTCGTCGATCAGCAGCGGCAGGTCTGCCAATTCCTCGCGCGCCATGGCCAGCGACGATCGGTGGAACTGGTGCTCGCCGCGTTGGAGCACGTCGCCTGGGATGGCGCTGAAGGCTGACAGCGCACGCTCTCCCAATTCCCCCGCGCCCATTTCCAGGCTCTGGACGAACACGCCGCCCGGGCTGGCCCCATCGCGGCACGCCAGTCCCACGTTGATGGCGATCTGCCACCCCAGGGCCGACTTCCCCATGCCGGGCCGCGCCGCCAGGATGTGCAGCGTGCCCGGCAGCATCCCGTTGTAGACCCGGTCCAGCGACGGGAAGCCGGTGAGCGTGCCGCCGCGGCCCTGGCCAAGGGCCGCGCGCTCTGCCCGGGCTATTGCCTCGTCCATGGCGTCGTTCATCGAGACCATCGGCTGGCGCGTGGTGCTGCTGACGGTGGACGCCTCGATCCCCTTGATCGCGTCGTCCACGATCGCCGGCACATCGAACGACCCGTCGAAAGCCTGGTTGACCAGATCCTCTCCGACAGAGATCAATTCGCGCCGCGACCACGCATCGGCGATCGCCCGCGCGTACTCCGCAGCGTTGATGATGCCGACCATGCACGAGAGCAGCTGTGCAATGTATGCAGTCCCGCCCACATCTTCCAGCACCGGAGAGTTGGCATACCGGCCGGCCAGCCAGATCGCATCGCCCACGCCGCCGCCGCTGATCTTGTCGGCCAGGCTGCGGTAGAGCGTGGCGTGGACCTGATCAGCGAAGTGTTCCGCGCGCAGGAAGTCCGCCACCGCGTGGTATGCTTTGTTGTTGGCCATGATCGCGCCGAGCAGCGCCTGCTCAGCCTGGAGGTTGTGCGGGGGCAAGCGCATCGCCAGCCCCATCAGCGGATTGCCCGGTGGGCCTCCCCGCGCCGCGCTCATTCCGAACGCCCGCGCTGGATGGCCATCAAATCTGCCAGCGAGCGCATCGCCCCCGAAGTCCCGTCGATCTCCTGCAGGACGTCCGCGCCATCCGGCCGCGTGGCCAGCCATGCGGTCCAGGCATTGATCATCTCCGTGCGTCGCCGCTGAAGTTCGGCATACGGTTCCACTACCGGCCGATCATTCGGCCGCAGAAGAACGACATTGTCAGCCATCAGCCCCTCCCGCTGGAAACGCGGGACCATAAACCGCGGCTGCGCAGCGTGGCGACAGTTTTTTAGCTGCCGCCCCGCGTGTGGCGCAGCACCAGCTGGCGTGCCGTCGCAGCAAACACCTCAGCCTCGAGGTCCGCGTCGTCGCGCGCCGGCGCACCATCGCGCAGCCACGCCTCGAATGCTGCCAGGTGCGCCTCGCGCGCGGCCACCAGCCGGTCCACAGCCGCCTGGCGGGGGCTGGCGCCAGGAAACGGCACCACGGTATCGGAGCCGCTCACGCCGGCGCCACGCCGCTTTGCGTGCCTCCCTGACCGCATGCCTTGCACGGCACCGGGCCGCGCCGCGCCATTGCTCGCAGCTCGGTGCCGCCGATGGTCTGCTCAGCACCGCACGTGCAGCGGCAGACCCAGTGCGCGCGTGAGCGACGCGACCACGCCTGGCGCAGCACCGACCAGTGCTCCAGCACCTGGCCACGCATGTTGATGGCCGGCGGTCCCGAGAGGCTGCTCCCTGCGGTGCCGCTGCTCACACCAGCTGGCTCCACTGCTGTCGGCTCAGGACGAACCGCCGGGAGAATTCCCATATCACGCACGCGTCCGACTCATTGTCGTCGCGCACGGGCCATCCTTTGCCCTCGCACCACAGCATGCTGGCCGCCTTGGCGTTGCGACGCGCCGATCCCTTGATGATGCGCTTGTGCTCGTCACGCTCGGCAAAGCCGCCGCGGCCCAGGACA